CATGATAATAACGCAATTGGAGCCGAAAGCAATAATAAAATAAATTCGTCTTTCCAGTCTGAATTTCTTGATTCTAATAATTTACCTTGATACTCAGCTTCACCCTTTGCCATTTTTTCTGCATGATGCATTTGTGCATCCGCCATTAACATTTTAGTTTTTTGACGGTTTTTAAAAATGTGAGAGCCTGCTTGTGCGGCTAATTTAATAGCGCTGAACCACATGTTATATCCAAGTAGCTTTTTTAGATTTAGATTTTAACATTCTCTTAGTTCCTCTTACTTCAACTTCTTCACCAACCGCAATTTCATTACGAGCTGCTTTATTTGCAGTTGTCATTGATCTTGGATCGATTTCAAGTTTCATTTCAGGGGTTTTAATTTCTACAATGTTGTCTAGTTTTTTCATATTTATCTCCTTAGTTAAATTTTTAGTCTATTTTTTTAATTTTGTCACCCTTTGTTTCGATTAGCCATTTCTTGTTTAGCAATAGACGTTGCAGCACGTAATTCTGCTAAATCTTCGTTCTGTTCAAGCTTTTCATCCTTGTTTTGTTGGTTCATCATCGCTTTCATTTTATCTAAGTTTAGTTTTTCTTCTGCCATCTTAGATTTTTTGAAGTCATCTTGAGCTCTGATGTCTAATTCTCTTGCTTTTAGTTTTGCAATCGGGTCATTTCCATATTCACCCATCATTTCTTGCTCTTCTTTAGCAAAATCTTCGAACATTTCAGCAATTAAAACTGCTTTTCTAGATTCTATTTGCATAGTTACCTGGATAATCTTTTGTTGCACCATGGGATCTTGTTGCATTTGCGGATTTGTCTGCATTTGCTGTTGCATTTGTTGCATCATCATGATTTGTTCTTTAAATTCTACTTCCACTTGCTCTAAAGCCATCAAACTAATGTGTTCAAAAATGTTTTTTTGCATTGAAGCTGTTATCATCGGGTTTCCTCTGGCCATTGTAGACGACATAAAGTTTAAATGGGCAGTAATGTGAGCTCTATGGTCTTGTCCTTTAAATGCTTGGAAAGATTTTCCACTTAAAGCTTGTATTGCTTCAATAGAAGGGTCCATAGGTTGTGGTTGTTCAGGTTTATTTAAAATCATATCAATATTTTTTACCCCTAAAGCTTCATACATTGCACGATACGCATTATATAAATTATGCATTTGCGGATTTGATTGTGCTAATTGTAATTCAGATTGAGCAATTGATATTCTTTGTGTTTGAGAAAATATATTAGGGTCTGCAACAGGTAAAATATCTACTCTATCATCAAAATCTTGTTGCTTAATTGTTCTTGCACCTCCTACTACATCGTAAGGATATTCTTGAGGTAAATAAGTTTTAAAAACTCTAGCCAATAATTTAAATTCATTTTTTAAACTCACATAAATTCTTTTGTGAATGGCCGACATCGTTCTTGATCCTCTTTCCAACAAAGCTACGGTCGTTCCCACTGCCGCTTGTTGATTCCCATCTCCTACTTGCATATCTGCAATTGATGCAAAACGTTGACCTGCATCTACAACGACCCCCATTAACTGTAATAGAGTCTGTGATGGTTCTTTAAATGGAAGAGCCATGAAAGCATCTTTAATATTTCCACCTGGAGCATCTACATCTCTAAATTCGCCTGGAGTGATTGACTGTGCGTCATCCCTAATTCTAATCCCACGCATTTTAAATCCTGCGGGTAGATTAGATAATGTTCCTGCATCGAGTAGTGATCTTAGAGCTGCGGTTGCAGTTCTTGACAATCCACCAATCATATGAATTAATCCAAAGCCATAAAAACCTAAGCCTGGTAAAAATTTAAAGTGTACAAAATAAGAAATCTTTTTCTTTAATGGATCATTAATTTCATAGTTTCTTCTAATACTTAAAATCTCACGCGATCCTTCTTCTAAAGTTACAATGTAAGGAAGTTTAATACCGGTCATATTTCCTTCATCATCTCTATCTTCAAAACCTTCTAAATCTAAATCAACATGGAATTCTAAAATTGTATAAACATCTTCGTTGTTCGTTTTTGAAATTCCTTCCAACTCTCTTTCTTTTTTATCTACATCAGATTCGATGTCCGCGGGATCTCCTAAATCAACATCTCTATAAAATCCACTGACCTGTTGTTTTCTTAAATCGTTCTGAGTTGTTTTTACAACATGGACAACGGCCGACGCATCTTCTAAACTGGTTGCACTGTAAGGCACTACAAGATCAACAGCATGAACAAACTTACTAACTGCTCTTCCTAAAATTTCATCGTAATAAACTTTTTTAAAAGCAGAACCTGTTAAAGGTAAATAAAATAATAACTGATCAAACTCAGGTTCGTATTCTTTCATCTGGTCCATTAACTGCCAGTTCATAAAATCTTTAACTCTATTAGATTGTTCTTCTTTTTCTGGAGTAGGTTGACCAATGATTTGTGTTCTTACCGGTCCTCCTGAAGGAAGTAATTCTTTATAAGCTAATGCTTGAAACTGAGTTACCGCTTCAGCTAATACTGGGTGAGTTGCAGCTGAGGCTCCTTGAAAAGGTTGTGAGCCTTGTTCGTATTTAAATCCTAGTAAATCTAAACCTGTTGTGTAAGTGTGTTCCCACTCTTGACGAGATTCTTTGTAGTCAGAATAGTTTGAATTTAGTTCTGAACCCAGAGGACCTAATATATCCTTTGGCAGTAATTCAGCTAAATTGTCAAAGTGGTTTTCACTTTGTGCTTGATTAAATGCTCCAGGTTCAAAATTAATTTCTACTCCACCGTCTTCGGTCTCTGTAATTTCTGTGTCACCGGCATCAGGTAAGGATTCTTGGATTTCTTGTTCTATCTCAATACTTTCCTCGGGCCCTGGTATTTCAACCTTGTTTCTAACTTCAGTTAATGCCTTATCTATTTCTGCCATTTATTTTCTCCAATTGTGAAACGCGATTTCTTTGTTTATCTTGTTTTTGTTCATTAATCAAGCCCCGCGGATTAGGACCTCTTAAAGGAGGTATTTGATCCTGTTTTACATGGGACATGTTTTTAATAAGGGTGGGGTTTTTTTTCATTACCAATAAAATTTCTTAGGCTGTTTTGGAAGTTTGTCTTCCTCATAATCTTCAGGGTGATCCAATAATCCTCCCTGTCTGTATCTTAACAGAGCCTGTGTTGTGCTGTCAACTAAATCATCGTGATCGCCATATGGAAATGCTGCACATTCTTCAACAAGTTCTTGAGCAAATTGTTGATGTAAAGGTGCCCAAACCTGTCCTGCTTCAAACATAGGAGACACTGCATTAACTCTAGCAATTTTATCTTGTCCTTTACTAGGTGTAAAATTCATTGCCGGGATTCCCATTTGTCTAAGTTCATACATCAAAGGAAGTCCTGATGCTTTGGCTTCAATAATAACGGTTTCAGGATTCCAATAATTATACTGCCTTAAAGCTTCACGACGAAGTTCTGGAAATTCTAATCTAGCTTTGTAACTATCTAGTAATATCAATTGCCGCGGTGCGTCTTCATTGGGACGAAAAACTCCCCAGGTGGTTATTGCACTAAAGTCAGCAGTTTCTTTTTTTAAAAATGCAGTATCATAAGATTGTATGACATGTTCAATGGCTGGCATTTCTTCAGGTTCCCAATTTTGCCACCACTCTCGTTTGATTAGAGCTCCTTCTTCCGAAGTTGGGTTTTGCATATACTGTGCATTCCACTTCGCGATTCCCGCAGATGCTTTTACAGATTCGAGGTCCTCGAGCTTCCAATATTCAGGCCAGACCGGTTTACCGTTAGGTAAGATTGCAGGGAACTCTACGATTTCCCATTTGTCTGCCTTGTCATCTTTTTGAGCATTAATTAATCTTTGTGTTAAATCTTTAGTACTCCATCTTGTCATGACCACTACAATTCTTCCACCGGGTTGAAGCCTTTGCCGCGGTCCACTAGTATACCACTCCCATGCTTGATCAAATGCATTAGGTGAGTTTACATCTTGCTCTGAATGTGGATCATCAATGATGAGTAGATCAGCACCTCTACCGGTCACCGCACCTTTGACCCCTACTGCAAAGTATTCACCT